CAGCTAAAAATTTGCAACGCAAGTTGATCAATGCTATCAACCTACGAGATCCGGGTAAATTTACAAGAACAGTGAGAAAAACTGATGCAAATTCATGAGTTAAATCGTCCACGTCGTACAGACGAAGGCTGGATGGACGTGGTAAAGGGTGTTGGCAAAGCCGCCGCCACTGGACTTGGGCACTCGATTGCCAAAGGTGCTGGATATGATCTTTCTAAAAATAATCCCACTGCCAGCGCGGGCATCCTTGACCCTGCACAAAAATTAGCCGCTGTGATGAAAAATCCAGACATGGTCAAATTGGCAACACAGTATGCTGATGAATGGTTAAAAAAACAAGCTCAAGCAGTGCCGGAAGCAGAAGCAGTAACCACATACAATAAAAAAACTGGACGTCGAACATTAGATGGAAAACCTCAAACTGACTTGTCAGACTTGCCGCCTGCTGTGCAACAACAAATACAAGCAAAACAACAGGAATTAGAAAAACAGACTGGTCGTCCTAATCCCTACATGGCACCGGCTGCACAACAACAGGCAGCACCTACACAGACTACTGTGCCTGCAAAAACAACAGGCACAGCAATGCCATTGACCCCATTCCAGGTGCCGGGTGCAGGAACCAATCCAAATGCAACTCCATCACCAACTCCGAGCCCAAATGCAACAACATCAGCGGCAACTGCTGTTACTAATCCTGCTAAAGCAAAATATCTTAAAGACTTTTTAGAGTTTGCCAATGAAAAAATTGCCATGCGAGATCCAACCACGTATAAAATGATTGGGCTCACTTCGCTTTACACGGCTGACAAGAAATACAGTTTAAAACAACAATTAGATGCAGCCAAAAAACAAGTTATAAGTGCCCAAGGCGACCCCGCGGCAACTAAAGAAGCAGTTAAAAATTACATATTAACTGCCTTGGCTGCCGCACAACTTATGGCATCAGGAAATAAAGTTGCTGCCGCAACACCTCAAGCACCTGCACTTGGTCGCCAAGCATCTGCCGCAGGCAAAACAGGAGCTGCCGCATCTGCCACACCTCCAACAACATCGGTTGCAGGTCCGATAACAGGATCCAATGCAGTGGCACTACTAACCCAAGCCGGCCTGCCAGCAGCCACATTGGCCAAAGCAGGACAAGCTATCCAGACAGCAACTGGTAACAAACAACTATCTACCACAGGTGATTCAGTAATCGACACCATGCTAGAAGGTATGGGGTACACTGTATCATGATATTAAAAGAAGGCGGTAATGTTTTTAAAGACGCAAGCGGCCGAATACTAACACAGCGCATTAATCAAGCAGACGTTGCTCCCACATTGGCCTGGTTGGATCAAATGCTGCCCGGATTGGATCTACAAAACAATACTCTGGGTTCCACAGGTAGAAAACCCACGTCAGGTGACTTGGACCTGGCAGTGGATGCCAATCAAGTGACCAAAGAACAGTTGTCTACACGTCTGACACAATGGTGTCAAAGCCACGGTTTCAAGCCAGAAGATTACATTAAAAAGTCTGGCATCTCGGTACACTTTAAAACCCCAATCAGAGGCAATCCCAATTCTGGATATGTACAGACTGACTTTATGTTCTTGACCAATGTGCCATTTTCAAAGTTTGTGTTAAGTGCGGCACCTGACAGCGAATACAGTGGATCAGCACGTAATGTGTTGATGAACAGTATTGCCAAAAGCATGGGCTACAAGTTGAATCAGAATGCCGGCATTGCTGATCGTGCCACCAACAAAGTCATCAGTGATGATCCGGATTGGATTGCCCGATTGTTGTTGAATAAACAGGCAACCAGCAAAGACCTGCACAGTGTAGAAACCATTGTGGCCGCACTTGAACGTGATCCCAAGCGTGATGCCAAACTAGCAGACGCACGTGAACACTTTGCCAAGATTGGCGTTCCGTTTATGGAAAGTGAAGAACCTGTATACAAAGAATACAACGAAGTGAACTTCTTGGGTAGACTACGTGATCGTATTGTGAATCAAGGCATGGCAGTGATTGTAGAAGGTGCCAAAGATGCACGTATTGAACACCTGGAAGATCTAGTGTTTGAAAAAGGCACACGTGGTATTCGTGACGCAGTTGAAATCATGCGCCATGCCGCAGAAGACACACGCGGCACAACCACAGTCAAGTGGGATGGCAAGCCTGCTATTGTGTTTGGCCGCAAGCCAGACGGCACATTTGTGCTCACAGACAAAAGCGGATTCGGTGCCAAGGGATATGACGGCCTGGCCACGTCTCCGGAGCATATTGCTCGTATGATGGCCATGCGGTCGGGCGATCGCACAGAGTTAATTGGGCTTTATCAAAAGTTATTTCCCTTGCTACGTGCAGCCACCCCGGAAAACATGCGTGGGTTTGTGCAAGGTGATTTGTTGTACACCAACACGCCACCAGAAGAAGCCGGGGCTTATGTGTTTCGCCCAAACTTTGTAGAATACAAGATCCCGGCCAGCAGTAAACTAGGACAACGTATCGGCCGCAGTGAAGTAGGCGTTGCTGTACACACACGTTATCGTGACGTTGATGCCGCAGCCGAAGCAATCAAGCAGGTCACACTGAACGAAGTTCCGGGTCTGTTGTTGATTGAACCCAGTGTCAAAGACATTCGTAATGTTGAATTAAATGCTGGGCTGGTCAAGCAACTGAGTCAAATTGTATCTTCACAAGGTGCTGCCATTGACAGCTTGTTTAATCCTGCTGATCTACGTGCTGCCGGCATTACTGATTTGCCACAGTTGTGCAAACGCTACATCAACTCTAGAATTACTAGTAATTACGACAACTTGTTGCACGGCTTTGGAGACTGGCTAAAAACCAATGTAACGCCACGCAAGTTCAACAACATTGTGGAATACCTACAAAGCCCGCGCACTAACATGGCGGGTATCACTGCGGCATTCACTGCATTCTTGTTGTTGCACGATATTAAAACAGACATGTTGGCACAGTTAGATCGTCAACAGCCCGGGCAAGAAGGATGGGTGTTGGCCACTCCTGCAGGCCGTGCCAAACTGGTAAATCGATTTGGTTTTAGCGCCGGAAATCGTGCTCTAAATAACCCGGATCAAACAGCCTAATCGGAGTTTTTTTCTCGGTTGCATAAATAATTGCAGGTCCAACGTGACCACAAACCAAGGAGATTTAAAATGGCTTATATTACACAAGTAAACGGCAACTTTCAACCAGTTGTTAATCAAGACTCAGGCACAGTTGCCGCTTCACCAGGCGCAGGCTGGAACAGTGGTGCTAACACTGTAACTAGTGGTACAACAGTTAATGTTGCAGGTCCTAAGTTAGACTTCGGAACTGTTACTTTCACTGGCAGTGCTACAGTTAGTGGCGCTTCATTGGCAATCGCAATCCAAACAATTCAGACACAAGCTACCATTGCTATCTATGAATTCACAACAGTAGGTTCTAACCAGGCCACATTGGCTTTGGCTACATACCCAACTGGCGCATGGAACTACGCTAACGCTGGTGACCTAGACGCTGCTTTGACTGCCGCTCTAGGCTACGCTGTTACCACAGCTGCCACAGCAACATTCACAAACTAAGCAATTAGTTTTTGACGCAAAGACCTGCTTCGGCAGGTTTTTTGTTGGGTTAATATTGCATCGCTAAATAAAAATGCTCGTGTAGCAATCTTGTCCTGCATAGGGCGGGACTTGATAACACACACATACACAGGAGAAAAACATGAGCAAAACACCTTACGAGATCCGTCTCGAACTTCTTAAACTGGCCAACGAAATTCTCGTAACACCAGTGTTCCAAAAACGCAGTCAACTCGGTGATGAATATCATTCTAAGCTAACCGACGCTAATCGAGAAAGCCTTCCGTTCCCAACCATGCCTGACTTTCCGTCCACAACGGACATAATCAGCAAGGCCGAAGAACTGAAAAAGTTTGTAGACCAAGCGTAAAAATAAAAGCCCCGAAAGGGGCTTTTTTATTGACTTTAATATGGGTCTTGCAATAATAACTTAAATACTCCATCATGATGGTGAGCAAAATAACCGAAGTAACAATATTTGAAAGCCCCGACGGTGGCCGCACAGTGTATGCTCGCCAGCCTGGAAACAATTCAAAATCCCTGCACTATCAAGACCCTAAACTAAAACAAGAGCTAGAAGATCTTGAGAACAAACGTCGGTGGGCAGAAATATTTGAAGCACGGCATAACAATGTAGCACTTAACGAGTTATGTAACAAAGTTGAAGTGTTGTACGAACTAATTAAAAAGACGCCATGAGATTTGTAGTACAAACTTTCTTTGACATCACTGCTACCGGCGTTACCGGGCATTATAAACCTGC